CGGATTGAGTTTTCTGCATACTTAGCTGCTGTCAATTCGATGCGTGGCTTTGTGAAGTATGCTGCTGAAACAGTTGGGCGAGCAGCTTCAACCGCTGGTGCTTCAACTGGTGTTGCTTCGACTGCTGGAGTGGTTTCTTCCACGGTGGCTGTCTCGCTTTCTGTTGGTTGGGTGATTTCTTCCACAGCAGATTCTTCTGCTGCAATATCAGTAACCTGAGCAGACTTGAAGGCTGGCTCTGTTACTAAACTTACTTCGACCAAGCGAGCAGCGGATACATAAGTCACGCCGTCCTTGATCTTTGACTTTAGGACTTCTGCCCCAATACTTAAACCTGATTGCAATCCTTCTTCTGCAAGGATAAGAGCTTCTGTACCGCGCTGTGAGCGACTGACAGAGAACACTGCGTTAATTGCATCTTCTGACTCGCTAAATGAAACCATGCGACCTAAAGGCTTCTTTGTGTCATGCTGGCTCAGCAACTTAATTGCTTTCGGATCTGCAATGTCAATAGATCCAGATGCAAAAATTACTTTGCCCATGTTGGTTGATCCTGCTTCTACATTAAGAGGCACGATCTTGCCTGATACTGTGCGACTTGCTGAGTCTGCTGTGAGTTCAGCTGAGAAGGTAACTACTTGGTTCATTGCATACCTTGGCTTCCATTAGGTGTTAGATCTGTCATTCCCATAGCCTGCTCCTGAGTGATTAGGTTGAGGCTAAGCAATTTTTCGATTACTGCTAGTTCTTCCATTGGATCTGTGCGAAGGAAGTTCTTGTCAATATCAAAACGCACTACATTGCCACGAGCAGTAATATCATCCATAGACAGACGATCTTCAATTGCTGTGATGAATGGCTGTAAAGATAGTGTCAAGAATTGCTTTCGCTCATCTTGAACATTGGCATAAGTCATAGAGTTGTTTTGATCTGCTGAAACATAATAAGCAGGAACATTGCAAAGACGCGCACATTCTGTAGCAAGATTAAAAATTGCTTCCCCGTACATCATGTCTTTAGGTGAGAATGAAACAGGGTTATATTCAAGTGTGCTTGTTAGATAAGCAGTTGAGCGATTATTGCGTGCTTGTTTCCATGCAGCTAGTAATCCTGAAACTTCTTTAGGATCTAGATCAGCACCAGTGTTCTTAATGTAGCCCGTAGCCATTGGAGTTGATGCTGCAATTGCTGCTGCCTTTTGCACATCTATTGCTGCGCGAATTGTTGAAACTCCAGTATTAAGAATACCGTCATTGAGTGACTGGAATGTGATCAGAGATCCCAAGCCATCCATAGGCAAAGTAATTCCATCGACTGCATAAGACTTAACAAATGTGTTTGTGCTATCAAGTGTGATAGTTACGCGATTGTTAGCAATCCATTCAAAGCGAGATGGACGGCCATCTTCTGAATAAACTTCGACAACTTTCCAAAATGCTTGGCCGTAAAATAAAAGTGAATCAACAGTCCATGCAATCGTTACAGATCGTGGCTGTGAGTAAGAAGGTTGCTCTAACCATGCAGGTGAGCCAAGTTCTTCATTGGTAGATTTCTTGTAAAGTTCTAAAGGAATTGCGCCAATAGTCCCAGCCAATAGATTGCGGCATCGCATAAGTGCAGGCACAGAGATTGCTTCTGCTCTGCCCACATAGGCATATTGGAAAGGCATTGCATAAGGTGAATATTCGCCAAGAACCTGTGGCGCAGATTGAGCTTGTAATTGTGGCTTAGACTCTAAACCAAATGCTTGCAATATTTTACCCATAGACAGAAAGTGTAGCATTTGTCAAGCAATTAGACAATGTGCTAGGGCGTGTCTAAGTATAGATTTGAGGTTTAGCGACTGGGATCATTAACTTGCTGACAACCATCGCCAAGCCAATAGGTGCAGAGATGTCTCCAGCACTCTTTCGCTTGATGATGCGCCATGCCGAGTCATTGACTTTAGCTGCACAGTTATTCATCTGTTGAATCAATTCTGCCTGCCCATTATGGACAACGCGAGCATTGACCAAGCCTTCTAATAGATCTCCACAGGCTTTGTAAAACTGCTGGCCTGAGACATCTTCGACCATAACACCAGCATTGCCCAATCTATCGGCAATAGTTTGAGTGGCGTACTTGTCAAAGCAGACTAGGCGTGGCTTGTAAATATCGCACCAACCCTTAATGGATGCCGCCATTTTTAACTCATCTATGGCGACCTGAGAGCTGTAAGTCTCTAAGATCCCGATGCCAATCCGTCCATCTGGCAGTAATTGTCCTGCGACTAATGATCCGTTGCGCCTAGACGGACTGACATCGAAACCAAATACAGTATAAGCCCCGGGAGCCATTTCTAGTGTGCTATCGGATGTATCTTCTAATACGCCATGAGGCCACGGACTACTTAGTGAGTCAATCCACTGGCAAAGCGTTTCAGTACGCGTGTTTTCAATAGGAGATGTAGCAATCGCTTCTTCAATCGCTTCTTCCGTGATTGTGTACCCCAGTGAGGGGTTAGCCAAAGCCCATGCATTGCGATCAGTTATCTTGCAGTATTGCGGAGCTGAGTATTCATAGAATCCAAAAGATTTTGGTGGATAATCTATGGCGCGCTCTCGTAAGTCATTGAGTACAGTTGAGAACGCATCTCCAGCATTACTTGTAAGTAATGTCTGAGAGTTTGGGTGCGCTCTAGTTGTTGGAGTAGCAGCTCTAAATCCATCTTCTGTGATCTCTCGGACTTCATCGATGTAGAGCAATCCATTAACGCTTCTGCCTCGACTGCCGTCTCTAGTTGCTGCAACGACATCAAGCCTTGCTCCAGATAGCATTTCAATGCTCTCAGTTCCGTTAGCGTGTCTGATTTGTTTGACGAATCCTTTAAGGTGGTCATTTGTCTCCAATAGGTGAGTGACTTGTCGAAAGGTGTCCAGAGCCATGCTTCGGTTAGAGGACATGATGAGGACATTGGTATTCCACTTGATTAAATGAGCAAGAATCAACATACGCGCTAAGTGAGTCTTGCCGTTCTGCCGAGCGACCAGAATTAGGTTTGTCTTGCGGATCCACATGCCCTTCTTGTTGATAGTCAGCATGTCTTTAAGCACAAACTCCTGCCAAGGCATCAAAGGCATCTTGACGATCTCACAGAGATCCGTGACATCTTGCAGCTTGTTTTCGCCCTTTAGAAGTGGGCTGTGGAGCCTTGGTTTGGTTGCCCCTCGTAGGGCTTTGGACTTTCTGGGCTTAGTTGTCATTGATCTGGATCGGGTCGGGTCTTAAAAGGACTGTCCAGCATCGTCTCGGACTGCATCGGGGAGATATAGTCGAGAAAGACAGGGGGGGTAGCCGTCTGGGCTAAAAAAACCCCCTCATTGAGCGCACCTTTGCGTAGATTGCATGACTTACAGAGGACTCTTAGATTATCTAGACTGTGGTCTCCACCTGCCTTGCGTGGAATGATGTGGTCGATGTGCATCTCACCCTCATCTGTACCACACAACTGACAAGCTCTACCATCACGCATAAACACACGCTGTCGCTGTTCGCGATAACGCCTACTGTTCAGCTTGTCTAATGCCAATTAAATTGCTTCCAATGATCGAGCGCTTTGCACGGTGTGCCATGTCTTGCCCTAATATAGCGTAAGCCCCACTCTACTTGTTGTATTGGGCTAGCAGTTAGCAGCCATACACTCTTGCCTTGTGGTATGCCTACTGTGCCAGATGATTTGTTATATGCCTTAGGATTCCATGCTGACTCTTTGCCATACAAAGTAGCTAAACATTTGTATTGTTTAACATCTCCTAATGAGTAATATGCATATTGCTTAGGAGTCATGGATATGTCATTTAAGTTAGTAGAGCCTGCTTCATACGGTAGCAATAGAGATATCCCAATAGCTACTAGCACCCCGCAAGCTACGCCCCTCAGGGGCTTGCGGTGAGCCTTTGAGAGGCTCTGCGCCGTTAGCGTACCATTGCTGTCAAATCCATTTATATAAGTGCTGGTCAGAGCGGTGTGTCGCATTGGAATAACTCCTTTGTTATACCCTGTGGATAACTTCTGTGGATAACTATTTATCCGTTGTATAGAAGCCCTTGCCCTTGAAGTGAATAGCTGAGGCACTAAAGCCTTTGATCATAGGTGCATTGCATAACTGGCATGGCACTACTGGTCTACTGTCGAATCCATGAGTGACTTCTTGAGATAGATTGCAGGATTGGCATCGGTAGTCGTAGGTTGGCAAGTTAAGCATCTCCTGATCATGTAAGACCCACATACAGAACATCGGTCTATGTCTGCCTCTGTGGGTTGATTGTCTAAGTGACCGTACTTTAATATGAGTAGTGGCAATAGATCAGCTAGTCGGATAATGCAGGCATACTCCGCTGCATCTTCTCCTTGTCCGTTTAGCCGTATGACTCCGAATCCTAATTCCCCCGAAATAGATGTCCGAGCCTTTAATTGTTTAATGTATGCAAGCGGTTGAAATCCAGCGCGGGCTTTGACTTCAACATCGAACGGCACATTAACAATATCTTTGCCACTACCCCTTCCCACACATGCGCCTGCCCACTGAGTCGATAGGTACTCAGCTACAACTCGCTCTGTGCGGAAACCTCTGTGCTTTCTAGCTTGACTAGCCATTAACTGCTGTGCATTTACCACATTGCCAAATAACAATGCCATTGACTGAGTCAGATGAGATGTTTTCTAGCTCACGAATCTGCACTGGCTCATTGCATAGCTGACAAGCAATGAAGGCTGACATTAGATCTAGCCATTCACCGTTGATCTTAATCCCTACATGTCCCATTATACTCTCGCTTTCTGTGGATGCCATTTACCATCGCTGCCTATGTTGTACCAGATTGCTGGACAATCAGATTTAATTCCACCTGCGTTCATTTGATTGCACTGATAACCACCCCATGCTCTGCCGTTCTTCTCACCTTCACGCCATCTCATGTGTCCATGCTTGCATTGTGGTGCTTCTTGTGCTTCACCTGTGCCTAGTATGTCCTGCACTAAATCCAGAGCTTTGTCTAGGGTTACTGGAGCATCTACAACCTTTATGTATTCATTGACTGGACTTGTCCAATAGTCCTGCACATCTGCAATAGCAGGCTTAACAGGCTTTTGTGCTACGACCTTGCTCATCTCCTCGCGACTTGGTCGTTTCCCTTTAGCAGCATAACCTGCATTAGCAAGAGCTCTGCCGATCGCCGAAGTCTCGCAATTCTCCAGTGCTGAAGTGCTATTAACGCCTCGATCAGTAACCTTCTCCTCAGCGTACCCTGTCGTCCATGCAACAGTATCGGCAGCAGCTTTGTAAAGATACGCTTTAACAATATATCTATCCCTGTCGCACACTTCCAACTCAGTAGCAATGCGCGAATCTGGATAATCCTTAATAAACTTTTCAAGTCTCACCTCAACTGTCTCGTAATCGGCTAAATTAAACATAAAGTTCGTTCTCCTCTGTCGCTAGTTGCCCAGCCAGTGCGCCATAGCTGCATAGATCAATCCAGTTATCTATGTGCTGTGCTGATTGATTTGTCCTTGCAAGTTTAACCAAGACCATAATGCCTGCCACCTGATAATCATGTATAGGTATCTCTAAGTAAGCACTTAGCAACATGGCTGTGTGTTCTAGGTTGTCGGCAGGATGTCCATACTGAAGCCCACGATCTCTAATTGTGTCGGTGGCTGTTAGTAAGATTTCATTGGCTCTCATTTATCGGCCAAGCTGCGGCCTAGATTACGAGCCTTATGCCAGCCTTCTCTGCGACCATCCTTAAAGCCTTGTGAATACCAAAGGACATTGGAAATCAAAAGCAATCCCATCATCCCTATAATTACTACTGAGTTAATCATTGTGTACCTATCTGTGCCAATGCCCTTGATTGGCTACAGACTTAGAGTCTCATGCCTATCTGACAATGTCTAACACATTTAGGTAACGAAACGATAACGATTATCTAGGTCTGCCGTATGACTTCCCAGACACAATGAATGTGCCGTCCTTCTGAATGTTTATTAGATCGACTTGCACCTTAGATCCATGCACATACATAATGGCAAAGGCTTGCTGCCAGTTGGCCGACCCTTTCGTGTAGTGGGCCTGCTTGAAGTCCATGAGATTGCCTACCTCGACACCATGCAGAACACGCCCTATACGCCCCCCAGAGGCCTCTGAGAAGGCCGAACGCCCTGCTCTGTGGGTATGACCTGAGATAACATTTTTACCATGCCTACGAGCCGCTTCTAGGGCTGATAAGCCCCCTTGTGGCTTGATAGGCGTGTGGTCTCCATGTACTGCAATCCAGTTAGGAGCAATAGCCATGGGGTTCTTGTGGAAGGTAATGCCTAATTCATCGAACTTCATAAACTTCTCAAAGCGAAGCTCTGGCAATGCACCGAAGGCAGGTACTTTAGCCATGATGATGTTATACAAGCGATCCGTGTGATTACTACGGATGCAATCTGTCACCTTTAAATCCCAGAGAAGCTGCACAGCCTCATTGCGATCATCGTCTAGGGTCTGGGCATAACTGCCCATGCGCCCTTCTTCCCACTTGCTTATCTGTGGAAGGTCAATCTCATCGCCAATGGTTACTACTTGATCAGGCTTGAACTTTGTTATGAAACTTGCAAGGTTACGGGTTGCAACCCTGTCATGGTAAGGGACTTGTAAGTCCGAGACTACGACTATTCGCTTAATCGTCATCCTCATCTTCATAATCGCCAAACTTCTCTGGCTCTATGGGATCAGGCAGAATCCATGCAGGGTAAGCAGATCGTTCTACGATAATGCCTAGGACTGTTTCTTCATCAAAGCCTGCACGCTTCAGAGATTGAGCAAACTCATACATCCCAATGCAGTAAGCATCGAGAGCTGAGTAATCTTGCTCAACTAGATTCTTAGTTGCTTTTCTTGCCATGACAAAATTATCGCTCTAGAAGTATGTTATAGATCTCATCGACACGCTGGTTGAGACGCTTTATCTCAGATAGCAGATGAGTAATGACATAGCCTGCTAGACCACCTATGATTAACAAGGTGCTTATGTAAAGGCTAAAGAAATCTGTTTGACTCACTTTTTGATGCCCATCGCTGGATCATTAGGAGATAGGTAACGAAGCACTGGTGGCAAGATAGAAGCAATCCCGGCAGCAATAAGTGCTTTAGGATCTGTGACTCCAGCTGCTGCCATTGAGATAACTGCTACCAGGAAGGCTCTAGCCCATGAACCTGCTGCTGTCTTTAATTCATTCATTGACTTGCTCCTAACATAGGTACTTGAAAAAAAGCCCCATCATCATCAGCTTCTTTCGCAAACGAGATGTGACAGTGGTGGTTGTGTTTGTTAGTGCCCTCGTATGTTCTCCATGCCCAGCCTTTTTTGCTAGAGGCAATACGACCATCAAAGATAATGTAGGTAATGCGTCTTTCTTTTTTAGACTTGCATAGGAGACGAAGCTGATCTGCAAGATCTGGCATGAGGTCTGGCTTAGCCCTACCACTGAGATCACGATCAACATCGATGGCACGAACCCAGCCATCAACATCGGGATTATGATCGCTAGGGCGAGCTGCGTGTCGAGTATCACCGATCCAGCCATCCGATGTGCGGTCACGACTTGGGTATGAGTCATCAAACTGCTCTCGAAGTTGGATAGCAGCTTTACTTAGTCTTGGCTTCATCCGTCAGAATCGGTGTGGATTGTTCCGCTTGTTGCGCTTCATAGGTTGATTTCAGCATTGAGGTGTATTCACCGTTGCCTCTGTCAATTATTGCGTGTTCCGAAATTGTGCCATCTGGGTTTTGGCTTTCAATAAATATGACTTTATCCATTTTATAACTCCGCACTTAGTCCGATGTAGCCTGTACCTGTTGTACCTCTAACCAATCCAAAAAGATTTGCAGTAAATCCTGATGAAGTCATATTCATAGAAACTGAACTATTTGTGGATTCATTAACAATAGCAACGGCTGAAATAGCAGTTAAGCCTGAACCCGTGGTTTGAGTGCCAATGCTCGAAAACTCTACCGCCGTGGGTGTCACTCGCATAGGTACAGGTGGATTGAAATAACCTACTAAGTTAGTAGTTGAGTTTGTAATACCTGTAATGCCTATGGCGGTTTGACTACCTGCGCTTGAAGTTGAACGATAATAATATCGTTGCGCCGCGGAAAGTTCTCCTTGAATTGTTCCGCCAGCGCGAGCAAATGGTGTTGCAACGCTACCTACTTCTAATTGAACTTGGTCAAACTGAAAATAATCATTTGCAGATAATGTAGTAAATCCTGCAGTATTAACTCTAAATCCTAAATCAACAATCGCTCCTGAACTTGTTGCGGTTGCACTTGGAGCAGAAACAGCGGCAAAAGCGGTTACGGATACTGTTTTGTATTCCCAAGTGTCAGCAACACTTACGGTAAAAGTAGTTATTTGGTCAGCACCGCCAGTATTGTATGAACCATAAATGCGAACACCGTGACTTCCTGTTTTATTTGATTTGTACCAAAAAGATAAAACACAAGTTTTACCCAGTAAAGGCAATATATTGCTTTGTTCAATAAATTGGCGTCCACAATATTCCGTAATAGCAGACGCGCTAGTTGTTACCTGTTGGTATTTTATAGAATATTTAGAATTAGGATTAGGAACGCTTGTATCTTGCGTAACAGTTAAACTGACTCCAGTACCAACATTTGAGCAAGTCCATCTATCAGCCGTATAAGTTGAAGCAACGGAAGTAAAAGAAGTTCCACGTTGCCACCAATCAAGATTTCCATTAACAATGACATTGTTTGTCTTAGGCACTTGATAGCGCAAGCCTGTTGAAGTGGAACTATCTGCTACGAGTGTCTCGCCGTTGTTGCCAACTGAAAGGTTGGCAGGAGTCGATGCGCCTGTTGCAGCTGCGATAGATCCCTTGGCTGTGTATGTGCTTTTAGGAGTCATTGTCGCCATAGTCGTGTCAATGGCATTACCCATCGTGCGAATGGCAAGAGCACCATTTTTAACTAGGTCGGTATTGTCTGGCTCTGGCCAGCTATAATTCGGACTTGTTGCCATTTAAGATAGTGCTCCTGTCGCGTTGTTCCAGATAAGTGTAGCATTTGTGGTTGCCCATGTTATTGTGCTAGGCAAAACTGTATCCCATTGTGTCGTTGATAGTGAGAACTCTGTAGCTGAGATGTAAAGGGTTATCTCTACATAACTAGGTGTGGCTCTTAGTGCTACATTCTCCACAAAACCTTCAAAGGTGCCACCAAGAAGATTGCTTGGCAGATTGCTGATAAGCACAGGCTGACCGAAATACACTCCCACGAGGCTGTCAAGCATTGCCGTGGTCATGTCTGGATTATCTAGACGAAAGGTAATAGCCCCTAGTGAGCCTTTAGGTACACGCCTTAGATTAAGCTCTCTATTGGCGATATCCGTGATGTCTGCAAGGTTCTTAATGTTAGAGTCAAATGAACGCTCAAACAGGCCGTAAGTGGCTATGGAGTCCGCGTCAGAGGTACTGTAGGTGCTGCCGTATCCTGTGGCATAGCGATAGATAAGGCTGTTACGGATGCGAGCAGTCTGAGTTGTTGATTTGATAGAGGATGGTGATGCAAATGAGCCATCGAGGAAAGTATAGCCATTTGCTGCAAGAGTGTTAGATCTGTGGTCTGCATCGTCATAAGAGACATCTCCATCTTTCTCCTCGTAAAGCTGACCTAGTGCGCTAGTAGCAATTTGGTCTGCAAGAGTCTGAGACTTGGCAGAAGCACTAGCTGCAAGTGCGATCATTGTGTAGAAGCCTGAGTCAATAGTGCCAATGTAGGACTCGGCATCATTCCATGTGACGGTTGCTGGATAGGTATCCCATGTATCTGTTGGAGTTACTTCTGCCCATGACAGGTTAAGAGCTGCGCCAAGGATCGCACTTATCTGTGCGCCATCTAAACCTTCTGCAAGGGCTGTGTTATAGACAACTTTTGTTAGTTTAGCCAGTGAGCCAATGCCAAGAATTGTGCCAGTGGTGATGTAGCCAGTTTCATCTGGGCTTCTTACTCCCACATTAAAATCTGATACTTCGCCACCAAACACGGTGACATAAGTGCCACTGCCATTTTTTAATTCAAGGGTAATTGGTTCAGTGACATTAATTGTAAAGGCTGCATTAGTAGTATTGATAATTTCTACTTGGCAGTAACCTGCTGTGGATTGTCGATCAATATCTAAACGACCAGATGCAAAAGAGACAGAGGTGACAGTCGTATAAACATCATCACCTACTGTAACTCGCCATTCTGGAAGCCATGTCATTAAATTGTTCCAGCCCTAAGTGTTCCGCGCTGTTGTGCCTCAATAAGGACTTGATCAATGGCTTCTGCAATAGCGTTAGGATCTCCAATGCCTGTGTTCACAATGATTGTGTTACCTGATCCACCGCCTGAACCCCCTCGGTTCATGCTAGGACTGTAACCACCAAGATCGCCTACTGTGCGCTGATAATCGATCAATCCCAAGAAGTCTGCATAATTCTGCTGTTCTTGCAATAATGCGAAAGCGTTAGCGCGCTCTGTGGCTGCTGCTGCATATTCCATTAAAGCATCAGGTGATGCAGCTAAAGCATCCTGCATACTTACAGGCTTGATGTAATCTCCTACAGGTATTCCAGAACCTAGAGAACTGCTAGCTGGAACCCCTGCTTTACTTTGTCCAGTAGCGGCTGCCAGCAAAGCCAGCATCTCTCGTATCTTAGCCAAAGCATCATCTAGATTCTTTTGACTAATTAGATCAACAGGCTTTAAGGAATCAAGAATAGACTTGATGTCTGAAAGTTTTACACTTTGACCAGTAAGAGCAGACAGTGATTTAAGATCTGTATTCAGTTTGTTAGTTGCAGCAATAATGGCTGCTTCATCCTTAGAAGCAATGGCATCTTCTAGGTCAAGAATAGAACGCTTGACATTTAGGCGAGCCACATCATTGGCAATCTGTAGCATCTGAGCAGAGCTTGTTGCTTCGCCTAGTTGCTCAGCCTGATTAGTTAAAGCTGCTGCAATCTGGATCTTGTCCATGTCAAAGACTTCGCTGCCTTTGTTAAGGGCAAGATTAGCCTTGTCAATAACTCCTTGCAGTTTCTTAGCTGTGTTCTGCTTATTGAGTAAAGCAAGTCTTTCTTTCTCCCTAGCCAATGACTCCTTTTCAAATTTGGCAAGAAGTTGTTGTTGTTTCTTTTCAGTAAGTGTAAGTTTTTGTTCTTCTTTCTTGTCTGGAATATTGAGATTGACCCCAAACTGTTTGCCAGCAAAGCCAGAAAAAATGTTCTTAGGAAGATTTTTAAGGTTCTTAATTAAAGTAGGAATAACGCCAATAGTGCGACCAGATTGGACAACTACTTTACCTAAAGCTGTGGCAATAGTCTCAATAGCATAAGCGGCATCTGCTGCATCTGTGCCACCGCCTACAAGGGCAAAAGCATCGACTAGGCTTCCACCGATGATTTCAGATGCATTAGAAGAAGCAACGCTAAGAACATCAAATTTGTAAGCAGTTGTGCCGAGATAATCTTCGGCTGCTCCTGCTGATCTTTTTAGGATAGTACCAAGGATTTCATTAAACGACTTAGATTGAAGTTCTGCTCTAGTCAATCCCGTGTTGTATTTAATAAGTCCTCGCGTGATACCAACATAGCCTTTACCAAGGTCATCCGTAACAGTTGCAAGATCAATTCCAGATGCACGGCTAATTGTAATTGCATCATTAAGAAGTTTTTGAGACTGAGTTAATGATCCAGTTGTAGTTAATAAACCTTGAAATGCTGGACGAAGAACATCGTCTGCAATAGCCGCTGATTTTTCTAGATTGGCAATGTATTCTGTAATTTGAGGATTAGCAAAGCCAATGCCTAGATTTTCTACAGCTGTTGTTAATCGTCTTGCTGCTGCTTCATCTTCTGCAAAAGCCTTAACTGCTGCCTTGCCGTAAGCAGTAATGGCAGCAGCACCATATGCGATACCTGCTGCTCCTGCTAGTTTCTTAGTGGTGCTTGCTAACTTACCTAGTGCCGTATCTGCTTGCTTAAATCCCTTAGCATCAAACTTGGATGCAATACTGATTACTTCTTGATAATTCACGCTGCGCTCCTTAGTGAATTAGCTCTTGAACGCTTAAGCAATTCTTGCTCTGCTGTAGTAATAGCCTTATTGACTATACCTTCAGCTCTACCCTTATCAAGTGACCATGCCTTAAAGATCAAGCGACCTCGACCTTTTAGGCTACCGCTAAGAGGTGGAAGGGCAGCAATAAACTGTTCTCCAGCTTGAGGATTGCGCGAGTGTGAAAACTTTTTACCTGCTGGACCTTTAGGCCCTACCCAAGGCTGACCCTGTGGGCCATTGCGACCAGCAGATTCATAGATCGCGCCTGCGCGTGAATCGTTAAACACTCTAGCCATTGTGCTAAAGCCTTGTCGATTAGGTTTAGATGTTGCTGTTGTATAACCAATTTTTGCTTTAATGGTTGATGCATTAAAGATTGGAAATGTACCTTCACTAAATGAGCGACCAGCCCAGTTGCTTAAAGGTGACTGCGATGGGACAAAGCCCTTAGCTGCTCTAGCAACTGGAGCAAGCCCTCGCTTCATTTCCATTTTTAACGATTTTTCTAGATCTGGAGCAAAGCGGCGCAATGCCTTGCGAAGGTCAGCGTTTCCGCGTAGCTCGATTTGCATCGCTGACCTCTTTCGCTTGATCCTTAAGCCCTTGCACAAGTGCATCGAGCATGGTCTTATCTAATTCCAATAAGTGCTGTGGCGCGATTCCCAACCTAATGCTTAGCCTAGCAATTAGATAGGTGAATGGAAGATCGCGCTTTAAGCTAAAGGGTCTGAGTCAAGCACCTCAACACTTTTAAGTGTCTCGATGAACTCAATCCCGAAAGGCTTAACAGTTTCACCTGACCTGCGAGTGACTTCCCATGCCAACCAATAAACATCCGACTGCTTTTCCTCATCGCGAAAAGCCTTGTGAAAACCCTTTTTAGCGTACTGCTCGAACGAATACTCAACTGCTGGAGTGATCTCGCCTTCTAACACGCTTCCATCTGTACGAACGATCTTTAGTTTTGCCATGATTAGCCCCTTTGTTTAGTTGTTTAGAATGTGCCTGTAGTTGCTACAGCAACTGTTGAGTTACATGTGAATGTAATTGATTGTGTGCCAATATCTGCTACAGCTCCGTTGATGTCTGTAGTGTTATTGACAAGGATTGAAACAGTATAAAGAGGGTTAGTCGCTGAGACTGCTGTTCCCTTTGTCTGTAGAAATACTGCTGTAACTGTTGTTCCCCATGCAGCTTGTAGTGTTGCTAGAACATTTGCTGCTGCTGTGTCATTTAGGAAATCAATAGTTACAGTAGATGCTTCCAAGCCTTTTACGAACTTGTGTGCTGAGTCACCCATTGCAGTTACTTCTAGCTCATCGAATGTGCGGTTAATTGTTACTGCTGTGACATGGTCTGAAAGATCGACTGAGTTGATCTTCACGCCCACATTATTGTTTAGAAATACAGCCATGAGATTATTCCTCGTCTTTCTTAGTAGTTGCTGGCTTTGGTGTTGCTGGTGTTACCTGCCCGATCTTGATCAGGAAGGCTTCGTTTTCTTTTTCCCACTCGGACATTTTAACTCCAACTCGTAAGGATTGATACGGACATCTCACAGCTGAGTAGGTCACCCGAAGCAGCATTGAGAATACTTGGTGCGCTGATTGCGCTTACATTATAGACCAGAGATGATGCTGCTAACTTGGCGAACACGCCACAGACAGTATCTTCAATGCCGTTGAGGTTGCCTTCATTGTCAAATAAAGGCACGGTCATAATAATCTTAAAGTTAGCCATTGGGCTAATAGTGATGTGCTGGTTATTGCTAGGAGTCAAATAAGGATCGTCTGGAGACACGATCACAGAGTTAGCAAGAACTGTGGCAGGTGGAAAGGCAAAGACTTGATATTTAGTGTTATCTACTAGCGCGGTGGCTAAAGTAGTGCGGAGTGTTGTTATCGCTACTGGCGGCATTAGCCCACCATTGAGCGAGGGTCTAGCGCATGTGCAATCAATCCTCGCACCTTAGCGAGAAGCTGTGCGCTCATTCGGTAAGGGCTTGGCTGGAAATCGACTGCGTTACTGCCTGAAAGGGTGGCTGTACGCGCTTGCCAGATTTCAACAGATATCATTAAAGCT